ATCGTCTGGTTGCAGCTCTTTGCTCATGATTGCCCCTGTAGGTAATTGCCACGAATAGGGTCGCGTACCCTTTAAAACGCCACGATAAGGTCGTGTGCCTGTTTACAGTCTGTCACATTGTTACAAAAATTGTCAATAAGTGACTATTTGCCAGTCAGAGGAGATAGTGCGCTTCGCACGTTATCTTGAACTTCATCCGCAAAATAACCTTGTGACAACAGTTTCCTTATAAGCTCCGGATCGCGTGATGCCCAAAACCTTGCGCCATCATTTGTAAGAACTTCAGACGGATAGAAGTCTCTATTTTCCATAATTTGAATGGCGTCATACATATCAGAGCCAACCCCTTGTCCACGGTACTGTGGGTAAATCTCGCTATCTAGCGACTTCATCCGGCTAGATTTCATATCAGGCTGAACAGCCATGTAACCAGCAGATTTCCCGTCAGGCGCACTCAGGAAGTATTCTGCTCCATCTGCGTACTTTTCTCCGCTTGGCACTTTGACTATATCTAGTCCTTTTTGCGCTAACCTGTAGGATGCCGCATTCGGTACAAATGGAAACGCGCTTAATGCGGTCAACCCGTAGTTTAAAGCGGTACGTTCTTCAGGGTAGTTGGCATACATTGCAGCGTCAGCAGCCAGACCAGTGACGTCACCCACAAACGGGACTGCGGACAGTGGGAGAGATACGCCACCCAGTACGTCAGCCATCTGCTGGCCCATCGGCTTCGGCTGCGGGCGTTGTGCAGCATTCTGGATGGCTGTTTGATAGTTCGCCATTCCGGCAGGGGCAGGGCCACCCTGCATCAATCCTGAAACCAATCCCCTGAGTGCAGACTGAGCCATAACTACCTCACAAATGCTGCTGCTACAATCTATTTAACAGATCGTTGATATCTGATCCATATCTAAAATCAATATCTGGCGCATCATAATGTAATGGCAGATCATGATCTGAAAGCCTAATTTTTTGACCATTGATTTCCATGTATTTTGAGCGCGACTGCGTTGAGGCAGAAAATATAGGCTCATATCCAGCATCAATAGTTTTCTTGGCAATTTTTTTAGCCTCTCCAGTCCACGATTCTGGAATTTTTTGGTATTTTGTTGACCCTTTTTGGGCATTGTATGATCTATCTAACCTTTGATCGGCTAACGACACAACTTCATCAATTGAGCCGCCCTTAACTTGAAACGGTTTTACTTTGCTTTTCCACTGCGGGACATATTCAATTGTGAATTCATTGCCTGATGGGTCTACACGATAGATATCATTTTTGCCTGTAACGCTGTAAACCCCGGTTGGCATTTTGGTGGCGACATACTTGGAAGCCTGAGACATATCCATAGCGCCTTCAGCAGCCCTGCCAATGCCTCTACCAGCCTTGACTATCCCGCCAACCACCGGGAATGCGCTTAAACCACCCAATGCCATGCCGAGCATATCGTCATCGCGTCTTGCTCTTTCAAAGTCTCTTATGCCTTGGGCAGTGCCGATGCCGGGTGCAAAGCCGAGAGCAATGTCAGCAGCAGTAGCACCCAGACTCATGTCCTGCGGAGTATCAAGGGATGTGAATTGACTAAGCCCACCCAGCAAGTCAGCACTGCTTTGCGGGCGTTGTGCAGCGTTCTGGATGGCCGTTTGTGCGCTAGCCATGCCACTAGGTGCTGGGCCACCCTGCATCAATTGCTGAGTTAAAGCCCGGAGTGCTGATTGAGCCATAACTACCTCACGAATGGATTTAAAGCACTGACTACCTTCAACTGGTTGTCGATCTGCTGGCCTTGGGTTGTTACTTGATCTTTCTGAATCTTAGCTCCAGCTTCCTGCGCTTTGATCTGCGTATCCATGCGCTTGGTTTCAGCGTTGAACGAATCAAGCTGGAGATTAGCCTGCTCGGTCTGGAGACCCATCTGGAGTTTCTGGGCTTCCAGTTGAATCCGGGCCATCTCAAGCTGGAGCTTCTGCATATCCACTTGTGCCCGCATCTGATCTGCTTGGGCCTTCATCTGTTCAGCCTGAGCCAGAACCATTGCCGGGTCTTGAGCCTGACCTTGCATCTGCATCTTCTGCTGTAGCTCGGCCCTTTCTTCATCAGTCATCTGGGACTCAGGGATAATGCCTTGTGCCAGCATCTGCGCCCGTCTGCGGTCTGCAAGAGCGTCAGCAACAGGGGAGACTACGTTCCTCAACAAAAGATCACCACCGAGCTTGAGGATGTCTGGATCAACCTGTGCCAGATCGAGCATTGTCCTAAGCGTCTGTTCCTGACGGTTCCTGAAACTAGGGCCAGCTTTGCAAACTACGTCATACGTCCCGACAGAAAGGTCATTTACCTTCACTACCTTACCAGTCTGGTTATCAATAACCTCCTGGTTGATCGGCTTCATCTCAATAGAGCCGTCTTCGTACATCAACCTCATTTGGCGTTGGTTGTCGTACACCTTTGGAATCGTGGAGACCAGAATCTTCCCGGTATAACCAATGGCAATCTCGAGTGCTTGGAAATACTTATGAGTCCCGTTGTCGCCCTTGCTTTGCAATCTCTCGATAGCAACACCAGACTGCAATCCCGGGTTGTCGCCCATGTTGGAAGCGAACAAGCCAGCAGACATTCCAATGATCCCGCGCATTGCTTCGGAGATCGTCCTGAGTCCGGGGTTGATCTGAGCGCCACCCTGTTGCTGTGGAGCGCCGGGAACCTGCGGGTCAGGATTGTAGAACTGTACCGGATCAGAGTTAGTATTCAGAGTCTGGAGCTGTAGCTCATGTCCAGCAGCCTGGGCCATCGTCATCCAATACTTGGAACGTGGAGCCAGTGCGCCTTCCTCAATCTCACGCGACAGCGAATAGTTCAATACCCGTTGAGAATCCATGAGCTTTTCTACAGCGCCGTAGTAGATCGTCTTGTTCTCAAGGATTTTGAAATTTGCGTAAACAGGGACAACCGGCAGATAGCAGAAGGCAGTATCCCGATCATCCTCTAGCCAATCGGAGGCATCGAACAACCGTGAACAGACTTTCTTGTACTTGCGCTCTCTCCTACGGACTTCAGTAACGCCCATTGCCTCTAGCTCATCGGTAATGGTCTCGAAGTCATCGTTGACCTCATGCACCTGTCCGTTAGACATCAAGACCAGTTCGCGCATTTCCTCTTCGATGTACAACAGTTCACCGATAACCACGACCTCGGACTTGTCGTAGTAGGCGTCACTCTCGCGGTCATCCGATACACTCGAACCAGAACCCTCCGGCCAACGAGCGTAATATTCACTTGTAGCTATTGGGTGTAGGACGAAGCAGTATCTTGCATCGCACTTGTCTTGCATCTGAGCAGACGGATCAAACCATACCCTATCAATAGCATTGCCAATCGGTTCGATGAGCAGGTCTTGATCGAATGAGTTGTCATCAGCGAACTTCTGTACTACTCGCCATGCATCAAAGCCACACGTTACCGCACCACGACCAGCAGCAGAGTAGATCAGGGAAGCGTTGGAAATGGTTTCCAAGTTGCGGATGATTGCGTCATAGACCTCGGCAATATCCTTCGTCGCTGCCCCACCGGCAGGGGAGACCTTCACATCGAAGTCAGCCTGTTCTAGCTCTCCGGCAATCTGGTCGACAATGGGAGAAGCCATGTCAAACGTGTAACGGGGCTTGTTGATGTTGTTGTTCCACCAATAGGGTTCCCACTGCCCATCCCGCTTAGAAACGAAAAGATGAGCCTCGCGGGCCTTCTCGCGGTTGTCGTGGTCAGCCCACTGCGCAGCCTTGAGCATATTGATAACGTCATCGTGAGAGTCATACTTCTCGCTCTCATCGTAGATTTCGTCACCCATCTCGGACGCTTCTTTACTGATGTAACTGTCGTCTTTCGAGTCCAGTTCTGTTCCGCTTTCGTACTCGGCCATTATCTTCCACCCCATCCGGCGAATTTGATTGTAGCCACATTGGAAAGCGTGGCCTTGGGTGAATACATGCTCATCATCAATGAGTCACCCATGTTTGGAGACGGCAACTGGTACGGTTTCTTCGCCATCTCGATCTTGCTCATGATCTGTATCTTACCATTATTGTTACGCTTAAGTGGAATACGGCAGACTTCAGCCCTAAGCTGATCGAGGTTATCAATACCTGAAGACAGGGAAATCATCTCATCGGGATTGATATATCTCTTCTGCTCCACTGCTCTCCAGGTTGCCTCGAACCGTTCCCGTAGTTTCCACCAGTATTGTGCTCTCTTGTTGAAGAAAGTGTCACGATTGGTTTTATGCTGATCCTTGTCACTGGCGTAGATCGAGTCAGCATCATCGGGAGTCTCTGATCCACGGAACATCCACCACTGAGTCTTAGTTCCACTGAGTGCCTGCTCAACCTGACGCTTTAAGCTGATCCCCATACCATCACAGTCCCACACAAACCAGTCTGCTCCAGCCCTTCGTGATTCTTCCAGCGCCCAGTCCATGCCAGCGTTCGAGTCTCCTGTTGTCTTCTCCATTACCTGGAGAACAACCGAACCCCTGCGTATCGCCAGACCTTTCGTATCTCCACCCTCATCAGATGGGTCGTGGGAAGCAATGATTGCGCCTTCAGGTTTAAAGCCGAGCTTTTCGTGAGCGTCAATTGCAGCATCGAACCACTCCACCGGAATGATTGAATCCTCGACCTCATCGTAGTATTCACCCAGCCAGATGTGACGATAAAGAGCTGTTGACAGGTTGGATTGGTCATAAGCCCGTTCCTGCTCCAGTACGTCCGGGAAGAATGGGTTGTCGTCGTAATTCACCCAGAGGACAAGATGAAGGTCATCTTCGTATATTTTGTCCCTTCTCAACTGCTTCTCCCACGGTTTGATGAATCGCTGAGAGAATACATCGGATGAATGCCTTGGATTCCCTGTCATCCATATCTCGGAATCTTCCGACCGGAGAGTAGGCGTTAGAGCCTTGAGAGAATCGAACGATATGGTTTGGGCTTCTTCTACCCAGAACCGTTTAAACCCATGCATCGACTTGATGCCCTCTGGGTTTCTAGCTAGACCTCGGAACTTGAAAGCATCCTGGCCGTTGTGCTGGATGGAGCTGGCCTGAACCTTAAAGCCCTGTAGGTCTAGCCGTTCTATCTCAGCAGACAAGAGAGCGTGAACAGAGTCATCCATGCTTACCTGAAACTCACGGAAACAGGCAGTCCTGATCCCCTTCGTCTGAGCATCCATCAGGCAGATGTCACCTACGCTCTGTGACTTACCTGATCCCCTGCCACCGATCACGACCTTGAACCGCTTGGGCTTTTGCAGCAGCGGCAAGAGCCTTCGGGGTATCGTCATCTCAGGCATCGACTACCTTGATCGTCCAAGTCATGTCAGTCTTGATCGGGCTTCCGTCTGGGCCAGAAAGCTCTTGTTCCGTCTTATCCCTGTAACCTGCGTTGTTCTTCAGCCAGAAGATTGACCCAGTACAAGCCGAGCTATGCAGGTTTTTCTCTACTGCTATTTCAACTCTCTGCTTTGCCTTTTTTACCACCGCACTAAATTCGTCGTTCTCGCCATACCTTCGGAGACTTTCTGTAGCCATATCAAGATGATAGGCGAGACCAGAGATCAGCGGAGGATTCTTGTCGTCACACTGGGCAAAATACGCGTCAATAGCCTGCTGCATTTCTTCAGGCGTCTTGAACTTTGGCGGCCTTCCTGCTGGCATTACTCGAACTTCCCTTTGGACTTCTTGGCCTTCTCAGCTACGCTTAAAGCGATAGCTACAGCCTGCTTCTGGGGTTTGCCGGATGCCATCTCAGTTTTGATATTTTTCGAGACCGTTTTCTTACTGTACCCTTTCTTCAGTGGCATTCTTTCAACTCCTCTTTTGAGTATGTCTTGTGCGTATCAGTAAAGTGGTTCCAAGCGTCTGACATATACTGGATGTAAACCTGCTTGGGTTTGTGGGAATCAACACAAATCCCGATACAAATGGCAGAACAGATTTTCATGGCGTCTTCAGCAGAGACTTCCATAGAGTCCAGTGTGTTAGCTATCTGCTCGAATACTTGTTCAGGTGTCACTGGCAGGTTGTTCCGAATATGTTGGTTGTGCAACGAGTCTGCCGACCGTTCGGGCTAGTGATAGTTGTTCCGAATATGTCCTTCCGAATGACAGTCCCATCACTTCCCATTGTGCCCAGTGGGCCAGAGCGATAGGTGACAGTGCCACGTCCCAGCTGGGTGACAGTAGTTCCCAACATGGTGTCCCTAATCACTGTACCATCCGAACCCATAACCCCAAGTGGAGTAGATTGGTATGTCGTTGATCCACCCAAAGCCCCATTGGAGCAAGTAACACCAAATACCGTATCACGGCAGGTCGTTTGAGCGTTAACAGCGGTAGACAGTAATGCCAGTGCCAGAATCAAATGTTTCATTTAACCACCCTCGCTAGTTGATTTTAACCAATTGCCAGTCCGTTGTCACCATCAAGCCCACGCTTTACGCCACCAGCCACCCCACCCCTAATACTATATATATACTAGATAACTTGGAGGTGAATCCCCTGAGCGAAAGACAAAAAGACCCCAGAGCCGACGAATCAGCCCTTGGTCTTTATGCCAGAACAATCACGATAACTTGTCGGAGTTATCCCGTCGCTTTGACAGTCACGCATCGGATGATCTAGCGTAACTCGGCATCATTCCACCATCATCGGTGTCCAGCCCCTGTAATGCCTTTCAGACTCAGTTGCAGCGTGGGCTTATCTTCTGCTGCTTTAACCGTGGTCGGTGAGTGATGGCTTGCGCCAGGACATATCTCAACACGGCGAGTCAGAAACGAAAAAACCCGCTTTAGGAGCGACTGGCTGGCATGAGAGCGGCTGAACCGGGGAACTACCCCTGTAACCATTTCCAAACCAGCCGCTTCCAAAGCGGGCTGTTAGTTTAATCGGTTCAGTCACCTCTCACAGTGACAGCCAGATTTTCGTCTGACGTTGCTATTTTAATCAGCCTGCCCACCCTCTGCAAGCCCTTTTTGCTATGCCTTGTTAACTTCTTCTCTTGCTTCCATAGCCTCCAGAATCGCCTGTACGGCAAAACGATTCCAAGTAATACCTAACCCTATGGCCTGCGCTCTTGATTGCTCCAGAAGCGATACAGGAAGCCTGATGCTGATTGTGACTGATGGTGGTCTGTGAGACTTGCCCTTGTTCGGAGCCGGGGTGCCTTTTTGTCTGCCTTTCATTGTTTACTCTCCTGTGAGAATGCGGAATGCTGTTGCTGCCACGACTGGAACCTGGCCATTTCCAATGGCTTTAAGTCTGTCCACCCTAGCGGCCACCCCATCAGCCACTCGACCCAAAGGGGATTCAATGCCCCACTGGTGACCGACACGCTCTGCGAAAGCGCAATCTGTTTCCCCTTCTCTTTTCTCCGCTGGATCGCTCCCGAACCAAGATTGCCTCGATCCCTGTTGTCGCTGGCTTGTGGTGTCGGCCAACTCCTTGTTGCAGCAAGAGCGTGCAGATGCGTTGGCCGATTCTTTTTCTCCCATTCCGTAGGCGATCCGTGCTTGCTGTTCTGCGTTGTTGGTGTCGGCCAGTTCTTGACAACTATCGACAGGTTCGGACTCTTTCTGTTGCCCTGAGTTGTTCCCCCTTGTTGGCAGTCGCTGGCTTGTGGCGTGGGCCACGTTTTCGGATTGTTCACTTGTGCAGCAAGGCTCTGTGCGCAGCTGTCTGTCCTGTCTCCCATCCTTGCCAGAAACGTGTGGTTGCTTTCCCCCTTGCCAACGTCGCTCGCCCTTGGCGTGAGCCACAAGCCAGAACCTATCCCGTTGATGGGGCGCTCCGCAGTCGGATGCTGAAACAATGCACCACTGCGCGTCATACCCCATTTCGGCAAGGTCACCGATGACCATTGCAGCTCCTCGTCCCACAAGCAAAGGTGAGTTCTCCACGAATGCGAATCTAGGTCGTACTTCACCGATAATTCTTGCCATGTGCTTCCACATCCCTGATCGCTCGCCGTCAATTCCTGCTCCTCTTCCTGCACTGGATATATCCTGGCAAGGAAATCCTCCCGATACCACATCAACAAGTCCTCGCCATTTCGTTCCGTCAAAGGTCTGAACGTCATCCCATACCGGGAAAGGCGGGAGAATCCCGTCATTTTGTCTGGCTGCAAGTACGCAAGCTGCGTATGGCTCCCACTCGACCGCACAGACTGTTCGCCATCCGAGCAAGTGTCCTCCGAGGATTCCCCCTCCAGCGCCTGCGAACAGGGCCAGCTCTCGTAAAGTGCTTTGCTGATTAGCCACATTGTTTACCCTCTGTTATTGCCGTCCTTGGCTGGTGTGATTAGATTACGTTGTGAGCTACTTGAAGGCAGGCCACGATGGGGTTGCTGTCTTCGCGGCTAATGCAACCGTCTTCGCAGAACCAGATGTTGCCTGCGCAGTAGGCGGTAAACTCAAACTCGCCGTCCAGAGTAACTTTTGCGATCTGGGGAGAAACCATCTTGATCTTGCCCGTGAAGCCACCAGCCTTGAAGGTTGTTTTTCCGGTCATTGCCAAAACGGCGTTTTTGCTGCTGTAGTTGTCTTTTGCGTAAGTGATGGTGTTCATGTTGTTGCCCTCTGTTTTTCCGCTGCGGTGTTGCTGCGGTATGGGTGTATTAAACCCAATGCTTAACTACATTGCAACACTTATTTTGAATTATTTATGTAATACTTTGTAACACTATTCCTTCATCCAGTGAGCTTCCCGTCCCTTTGACCACTTGATCTGTTTGTGCAAGAGCCACTTCTCAACCTCTGGCAGCATAGGGCGGTTGGGATTGACGTTTAACGACCTCGGCCATACTCCGAACTTCTCACGATACTTATGTGCAGCGAATCCATCAGAATAGCCCTTGAGGCGAGCGTAGCGAATCAATGAGCTATACCACTCGGACTTCTCAGCCATCGAGTAGGTACGGCTTTTCTCGATACGTTGCAACATCGTGCCATCGGTTTCCAGTTGTTCACGGATGGGGATCATATAACCGCAAGCACACCGGATACCCGCCATTTGCCTTTGGCATAGTGGACAGGTCTGAACTCGGGTTTCCTTCTCATCACGCTCCTTGATCTGCCTTTCTTCCCGGAAGTTCTGTTCGCCATCATCAAGACAGGAAGGCACCAGCGATTCAGCGAAACCATGCCTTGCCACGTTGCCAGCATGATCCAGATAAATGGCTTTGTCCTTACCAGGAGCAGTGCGGAATATTCTTCCGGCGCGCTGCTGGAAACAAATTAGCGAGCGCGTTGGGAAGCAGTCAACAAGTGTGCGTACTGTCGGAGCATCGTACCCAGTGTTCAGCAATCGGGAGCAGCTCAGTATCTTGATCGTCCCGTCATCGTGTGCCTTGAACAGCCGCTTGCGTTCATCCTCATCCATGTAGCCGTCAATGTGAGCAGCAGATATGCCAGCATCCAAGAACAGGTCGACAAGGTATTTGGAGTGCTTGATTGACGGGCTAAATGCTATCGTTTGTCCTACTCCAAACTGCTGCCAATTGCGGACGATATCACCTGCCAGTTCCTTATCGTTCTCAATCGCCTCAGCGAGTGCGTCAGGGTCGTAATCAGAACCACCAGTCTTGAGCGCCTTGGTCTTGATGCCCTTCGTTGATACCGACCTGCCACCGTAGTAATCAACAGGACACAGATAGCCCTGATCTAACAGCTCTTGAGTCGTAATGGGAACCAGCAGATCATCATATACCTTACCCAGTCCTTTTGAGTAGGGAGTCGCTGACAGCCCAATGAAGGGAACTTGATCGTAGCGATCCATGAGTTGCGTCAGGGAGTCGTACATAGTCGCGCATTCATCAACTATGGCTAAATCGAACTCCGGCTTGCGCTCCCTTCTAGCCACTGTTTGAACACTGGCGATCTGCACCAGCTTCGTGTGGTCGGTCTGGTAGTGCTGGGCCTGCATCACCCCAAAGTCGAGTCCTAAAGCCTCAAAGGCGTTGACAGTTTGATCTATCAGCTTCACTCGGTCTGCGAAAAAGATAACCCGTTTACCCTTCTCAGCAGCCGCCTTCAGCAACCACGCAGCAGTAATTGTCTTTCCGAACGAACATGGAGCAGCCAGCAAGGGACGTTTATGCCCGGTCCTGAGTGAGTGCCGGATCATCTCAATAGCTTTAACTTGATGCGGTCTAAGTTCCACCTGTTTACCCTCTTTTGCTTTTTGTTATGAATCCGACAGTATACATAAAAAAAGGGAGCATATACAATGCCCCCCCGTTAGCCCTCAGTACCGCTTCAGCCCTTCCTTTCGGTTGGGCTTTTTAATCAGCCTTCTTAAATCGACCATCCTTCCCACGAACATCATTTTTCTGTAAGTGTTTGATCATCTCAGTCTGAATCTGATGTTTAGTCTTCAGTAGCTCATGCCGTTCCTGTAGCAACTCCAGTTCAATGGTCAGTCGTTTTATTTCTTTCCAAGGATTCCAGATCATTTCATTTCTCCACCGTTAATCCACACGTTTTACTCGAAATCATCGCCACCAACTTCCCCTGTTTGGACTCTGACCTTATTTGATGGGCTGGAGTGTGTGCAGAATGCAGCCCGTTCCTTCGCTGACAAGATATTAAATTCATAGCTCGACATTCCGATTGGTATCTCCTCAACTCTCCCACCCCGACTTAGAAACTCCTCTTTCTGTTGTTCAAGATTGGACACCCACTCTGGCTGGCTTCTCTTCCCGGAGTCGGTTAAAACAAAACGTCTAGTGCTTCTGTAATTCATGGTGGCATTCTTCATTGTGGTGGCAGTTGTCACAGATGTTCACGATTCGATCCAGTGACAGCATGATGGGTTCGTAGTTTTCGCAGATATCAGGAACTCGGTGTCCCCAAGTTATCGGATCACATTTACACTTCTGGATGTTAGTCATCGCCATACTCCATTTCGATTAACATTTCTAGGCAGTGAATAGCTTTTAACAGATCCTGTTTACCGCCTTTCACTTTGTACCGAGTTACATATTTAATTGCGGTATGCTGGCAGGCGTTGAGGTTATTCTTCATTGAATATTCCATCGGCTGGATGGGCATGAATTTATAATGGTCGCCACCAACCTGTTTACTGATTGCTGTCATCGCATAACCTCCTTAGTTTATTTTTATTGCCTCAGACAGTTTTTGAAGCTGCCCAGATTTCTCCATTTCGGCCAGTGTATTCATTGCAGTTGCAGCTCTTTCCAGGAGGATCACCATTCTTTCCAGCCTGTCGAAATTTGCAGCTTTCTCGATCTTTGACAAGCCTGCCGCCATCGTGTCTGCCGCTGTACGCACTGTTGAACTGGCTTTTTTTGCGCTGT